CCGAAGCCGCTTGGTGGGGGCCTCTGACCGATGCAATTAAGAAGCAGCTCTCGATGGCATTTAAGAAAGAAAAAACGGAATTATTTAAACTATCTGCTTTTATGCCGGTTGCAAAAGCTATGTTGGACTTAGGCCCGGAATGGCTTGATAAATTTGTACGGGAAGTCTTATATGAATCTCTTGCAATTGCACTCGAGCTTGCTATTGTAGCGGGCACGGGTAAGGATCAGCCGATCGGTATGATAAAAGACCTTGCCGGCGCAGTAGTAGAGGGAGTATATCCGGACAAGGCAGCAACGGCATTAAACGATCTTAAGCCTGTAACACTTGGGGAAAAAATCATGTCTCCACTTACTAAAGGTGGTAAGAGAGCGGTACCTAGTGTATTGTTACTAGTCAATCCTCTTGACTATTGGTCTAAGATATTCCCGAACACAACCGTGTTAACCGCACAAGGGACTTACGTATACGGGGTATTACCTATCCCGGGCGAATTTGTACAGTCCGTAGCAATACCGCAAGGCAAGATGATTGCTGGCATGGCAAAAGACTACTTTATGGGCATTGGATCCGCACAAAAAGTCACTTATGACGATAGCTATAAATTTTTAGAGGATGAGCGGACATACATTGCTAAGCAGTATGCAAATGGAAAACCGCTCGACAATGACGCTTTCCTTGTATTTGACATTAGCGCCATGACGGTGCCAGAAGTCTAGGAGGGTAACAAATGAAAGTGAGGGTAATTAACGAATATAGAGACAAATACACGAAAGCCCTTCACAATCCAGGAGAAATGTTAGAAATGGCTAATGAGAGGTACAAAGAAATTAATAGTACCTCTCATGGTACTTTTGTGAAGGAAATTGTTGAAAAGAAGAAACCTAAAAAGTAGGTGATTATATGCTGCAAGACTTAAAAGACTATCTTAAAATTACATGGGATGCCGAGGACGTTTACCTGCAAAACATAATTGATAGAGGTAAGGCAGAGCTTAACGATTCCGCCGGGACAAAATTGGACTTTGAAACGGAAGGAAAGCCTAAAACTCTCTTGCTGGATTATTGCAGGTATTATTATAACAATGCCATCGAATACTTTCTGGATAATTTTAGGGAAGATATCCTCGAATTAAAGCTGAAAGAGGCGGTTAAGGCAAGCAAAGGTGATGGCGAATGAAAGATAAAAGAACGGCAATGAAAGACGTTGGAACAGTGTATGATGCATACATAACGCTACAGAAAAAAGCGGAATCCGATGGTCCGTTTACTCCCATTGATGAATATGAGGATTATGTCTCACTATGGGCGGAAAGCCGGTATTTGAAAGGAAGAAACTTTTATGCTGCCAGAGCCGCTAATGTGAAAACCGATGTTGAGTGGAAAATAAGATATAGAACCGATATTGACGAAACCATGAGGATTAAGCTTAATAATAAATTTTATGAAATTGAAGGGATACTTCCGCTCGACAATGATAGAAAATTTATGCTGGTAAAAGCTTATGAAGTTAAATACGATATGTAGGTGATAACATGGGATGCGATATAAGTGTAAAAGACGACACAGACAAATTTGAAATGTATTTATCTGAAATAAAAAACGATTGTGAACTGACCGAGACAAAAATGTTAAAGGCGGCAGGCGAAAAGGCAGAAGAGTTTGTAATTGCTAATTTGAATAAGCACAAAAGGACTATAGCATCAAGATATAAAGGCAGGCCAGCAATGGCAGACGATGTAAAACTGTCTATAAGGACAGACAAATATGGGGATAAGTACGCTAAAGTCATGGGCGGTAAAAAGACAGGCACCTTATGGCATATCGTAAATGATGGCAATTTGCATTCACAGCCTACTCATTTTTTAGACGATGTCATGAAGTCGCTTGATGACAACATAGACGCTATCTGGGAGGAAGCTGAACGATGATTAACAAAGTTTATAGCATATTAAAGGTTTTAAATATCCCGGTAAAATATATGTTAAGGCCTGAACTCAATAGCAAAAACAAAATCGTTGCAAGCTATCATTTTTTTGGCGAGGGTTACCAGTCGTACGGCGATGGCGGGGGCAAAGAATTTGGCGGATCCCTACAGGTTGATATATTTTCGACGGTCGATAATAGCGGCATCGTAAGGCAGACAAGGTCTTTGTTAGAAATGAATGGTTTTAGATTAGCCGACAGCAGGGATTCATTTGATAGCTTGAACACAAATACGCAATATTATCAAAAGACTTTAGTTTTTAATTACATAGAAAGTGAGGTACAAAATGGAAGTAAAAATTAATGTGCAGAATGTGCATTTAGCCGAGATTACCGAATCCCCAAACGAGACGTTAGAATTCGGAGCGCCTGAACACGTAGCCGGAGCCATGGAGATGGGTAAGGCTCCGCAGCTTGCAACCGGTCAGCTCTACGGCGACGGAAAGATTAGCAAGCAAACGTCTAAAAAAGTTAGATATCAGCTGACCGCCAATCTCAATAAGCTCCCGACGAAATGGCGCAGGTACATGGAGGGTGTCACTGTAAAAGATGGAGTTGAGAGCGGAACGTCCAAGGATGAGCCGAAACCATTTGCAATCGGATGGGAAGTAGGAAAGACCAGAGACAAGAAAGAAATGATCTGGTTTTTATATTGCATTGCGGAGCCAATCCAGGAGACGGTAAAACAATCGGAGGAAAATATAAACTACTCAACCGACACGATCACAATATCTGCTCTTGAAGATGCAAGATTAGGCAGATATTACACACTTATTGACACGGAGGATGAAGAAATCACCGAGGAAATGGCAGATGACTTTTTCAAACAAGTGCAGGTCACGGACGTTATAGCAGCGCCGGCAGGCTAAAGATATTTCCCTTTCCTTTGCCATGTGGTATAATGTGGCAAAGGAGGGAGATATATTGAAAAAAATAAGTGACAAAGCCTATAAAGCCATGGTAAAAATATTTAAGGTATTGATTGCACTGATATTAGTTTTAGTAGTGGCTATATTTTTTGTAGATAAGCGAATAGATAAACTAAAAGAGCAACAAGCAAACGCAAGCCTACCAGTTATTAACGAGCGCATAAACAATTTTATAAAAGCCAATAAGGATATATATGGCATAAAAACACATTTTGAATATGGCGGGCCGAACTATATAGAGGCATATGTAAAAGATACATGGTTTGGATCAACCGCTATCGAGCAAAAGAGATTTGCAGCAGGGATAAGGGACAATGTAAAAGCAATATTGTATGAAGAGGGATATATAGATACTGATGGTAGGCTGGGAATATATGTCTATACTACAGACGGAATATTATTAGCAGAGGACAATGCGTTCGGTGAAATAAAGTTAAAAGATTAGCACTCTTAAACGGGTGCTTTTTTATTTGCAGAAAGGAGCCAGAAGATGGCGAAAATATCTATAAGGCCAATAGAGCCTTTAGAAATGGAATTTGCAGATGGAACAATCAAGAAAGCCCTGTTTAATACAGAGGCTTTTGTTATTTATACAGATGAATTTGGAAAGTTTGACAACGAAACCATCAAAGAAATGCAGGAAAGGCCTTATGACTTCGTGGCTAAGATACTCTACTGCGGGATGCAAGTAGTTGATAAATCTATTACGCTACCCGAAGCGGAATCTATCGTTATCGGTGGTGGTGAAGAACTTGCCGTTGAGATTGCTAATCTGATGATAGATAATTTTATGGTTTCAGCAGACGAAAATTCTAAAAAAAAATTTATGCAGGAAGTAGCGAAAATCAACAAACAATTTACGCAATAGATAACGAATTCTGGGAAAACCTCTACTTTGCCTATTGTATTAAATTAGGCAGAAGTGAGGAAGAGTTTTTCAGCAGCAGTACATCAAAAATAATCCGGATGTTAGAAATTAATGTAGACGGGGTTAAGAAAAAGCAAAAAGTTATTTATGTAAACTCTATGCGGGATTTTTTAAGGTAGGTGATAGCATTGGCATTTAAAGGTTATAAACGATCAATAAAGATGGAATTTGACTATAACGAGGTCAAAGAAGGGATACCGAACGTCAAAAAACAGATGGCCGTACTCAACGCCGAATTTAAAAAATCAAGTGAGGAAGCCAAAGCCAGCGGCAAAGAAATTGATAACCTCGGCGTAAGATACGACTATCTATCAAATAAAATAAAAATCCAAGAAAAAGATGTTGAAGCATACCGAGAAAAGCTTGAAAAAGCCAGAAATGCGCAAGGAAGTAACACAAAAGCAGTTGAGAACGCCACTGCCAGTCTACAGATGGCAGAAGCAAAACTAACGCAGACCAGAGCGGGACTAGATAAGGTATCCAAGGAATTAGAATATCAGCAAAACATAATAGATAAAAGTTCCGAAGAATGGAAAGATTTAGAGTATCAATTAGAGCTTACTAGCGCCGAATATCAAAAGTCAAGCGCAGAAGCTAAAATGAGTGGCAAGGCTGTAAACGAACTTTCAGCAGAACACAAAAGTTTAACAGATACATTAAAAGTCCAAGAAGAACAGGTCTTAGCAATCAAAGGGAAACTGCAAGAAGCTACAGCGGCAGAAAATAAAAATGAGGAAGCTATAAAGTATAACAAATTAGAACTTGCTAAAGCAGAAGGGCAATTAGCACAAACTAAATCAGAAATAGATAGGGTTACTCAAGAGCTAGAAAAGCAAAAAACAACGTTAGGTAAAACATCTGACGAATGGAAAAATCTTAGTGAAAAGACAACCGAAGTAGGCAA